GGTGGATCCCACGACCACTACGACCTTCCAGCAACTTGGTCTAACTAATGTGCTGGCAGTTGGGTGGGAGTTGACCGCATTCTCCTGGATGTTTGACTATCTAGTGAGCGTCGGTGATTGGCTCAACTCAATGGTGTCCCTAGACGGAGCTCGCTTCGTCGAGGGTTCTGAGTCGCGACTCGCACGTGTGCGGTCGAACGGTGCAATTCAATTGCACCCACGGCCCTACGCCACTCTAAGTGGCTTCGGGTCGGCTACGCCTCAGTATGAGGTTGGGAGGTTTGAGCGTATTGTACTCAGTGCAATACCTGCGCCTTCCCTTCATCCACCTGTTCGCAACAAGCTTGGGCTTACGCAACTCGCGAACGTCCTTGCAGTCGCAAGCCAGCTCGCATCCGCGCGCCGGTAACTTAACAGGAGCCATCAAATGGCCAACATTGTCCTCAACACGAAGACATACAGCGGTAACGGTGTGGTTAACGGAATTGCTTCCTACACGGAACGTTCCGCGGGTGTCGCCGGAGGCTTCTCGCCCCTGACGATGTCCGTCAGTCTCCCTTCGGGCGATAAGGCTAAGAGCCGCGCCCATGTGAAGATTGGTATGCCCATCGTTGCAACCGAGGCGTCGGAGTGCGCGTGCCCGGGGGCAACCCTGCGCCGTGCCGATGCGGACTTGAATGTCCGCATGGACCCGACTCTCTCGCTGGCCGAGCGTACGGACTTTGCGCTTCGTCTGAAGGATCTGGTCGCATCATCTGAGTTCCAGGCGATGCTTATCAGCCTCCAGCAACCGGCGGGTTAATACCCCGCACGAAGTGCTTCCCTACATTTTACCAAAGGAGAATGATTATGAGGCTTAGCCTCGGGATCCGTACCAGTGAAGCCATTAGCCAACAACTTGCTCTCTCATTAGGCTTCCCAGCCGATGAGATACCGTTAACGTCCTTGGACGTATGCGGTGAGTTCAGTCGTTCTGCTACGACTCCTCAGGAGTTTGCGGAATGGTACTTGCGTGCTTCAGTGTTTTCGAAGTACCTGAGTGACGGGGATGACGATAGTCGCCGCGAGGCTGCTATCGCCACGTTTGAACAAAACGATATGGCTTGCCATACCGTGAACGCAAGATTGGTTGATCCCTGGTCCCGCGCATCTCTGACGACTTCCGTGTGGCTGCGCGCGAGCGCAATCATACGGAGCGTCCTTGGGCCGTTCGTCTTAGATGAACTGCCGGAGCTCTGCAACTTCGGGCCAGGAGCGAGTTCTGAGTTCGGGCGTCGAAACGCCTTTCATCAGAATAAGTGGGAGTTGTCTACCCACATCACTGAGCGGGCATTGCCTTATTACGATGCATTCCGAAAGTGGTCTGCATTGGGAGATGTCCTTCCCATCGACATGAATATCGTCGATAGTAATAAGGTGTTCACAGTGCCGAAACGCTACGACACCGACCGCACTTGTGCGGCCGAACCTACCTGGAATATGTTCCTCCAGAAAGGCGTCGGCAAGATGATTCGCCGACGGTTGCAGCGTGTAGGCCTCCTGCGACAAGATGCACAGGAAACAAACCGTGCACTTGCCCGACTCGGGAGTTGGACAGACTCGTTGGCAACCTTAGATCTTAAGGCGGCTAGCGATATGCTAACAACCGGGTTGGTTGAGGCTCTTATGCCCCCCGACTGGTTC